GCCGTAGGCCGTGAAAATCATGGTCATCCACAGCATGTGCGACCGGGCTTCCCCTAGAGCCCAGAACCTGGTTCGTGGCATACGTTCTCCTCAGTTGCATTCCCACGGTGTCGCCGCCAGGGCCGGCTGAATCGCGATAAGGAGAAGCAGGAGGGCGCGAGCACGTGTTTGCATTGATTGTCCCAGTCAGTTGCCGCACATGGCGAGCGCGTTGAATGTGCACGCGAAATAGTCCAGACTCGTGATGTCGGCCTGGATCGTGAGCGCGAATGACACACCCTGGGACCCGAACGATGTGATCGGCACGATCGACCGCAACGGGGATCCATAGCCGCCGTACACCGCAGTAGTGCGCGTGTCGACCAGGCTTCCGTTGACGTACAGGCGGTACGTCGGGGTGGACGTGGACCCTGTCACGCGGCCGATAGCCGCCGAGTAAGACACCTCCGGGTGGACGACCTGCGGGATCGTTCCTGTCCACAGTGTGGTCTCAGCGGTGCAGTGCTGCGCTTGGAAGACATAGTCCCCGACGCTGCCGCCGGTACGGAACGCGGCGCCATCGTTGCCATCCCACCGCGCCGCGGCCGGGACGGCAAGGAACGGCGTCGACAGCCGCTGCCCGGTGAGGTTGTCGGCCGAAAATATGATGTTGCCGGTCGCGTCGGTGATCGTGCCGCCCGCGGGGAGCTGGATACCGCCGCTGCTCGTGATCTTTATCCGGCCGCCGTTGATGGTGATGCCGCCGGATCCGACGACGACCGAGAAGAACGTCTTGTTGCCCAAGGCTGTCAGGGCCTGTTCCGCGGCCGCGAGACGCGACAGGAGGTCCTGCCTCTGTGGACTGGCAACCATGGGTCAGATCGCCCCCTGAAGTGCGTGCAGGATGTGCTGGATCGTGCGAGGGTCGTCGCCCTCGTTCCGGGTGAGACCGAGGATGCGTTGGCTCCAGCGGCCCGGCGGGATCAGCGGATGGGAGTCGCTGATGTTGTAGGTGGCGAAGAGACCCGGCGGGTATGTCCCCAATGGATGCCGCCCGGCGGTACGCACCCACGCAGTCCACGTCTCGACCGGTCGGTTGTAGAGCGCCACATCTCCGTTGGCCACCGCGGCGAGTGCCGTCAGGTCGGTCAGACTGGTTTGCGATGAGTCGGTGGCCTCCAGCAGTGGCCACCCGTTGGCCTGCAGAGTCGGATCGGTCGCCGACGCATAGAGCGTGCCGGCCTCGACACCGTTCCCGCGTGCATACCACGTTCCCGCGACCAGGTGACTGTCCACGGAGGGCCGCGTTTCCACCAGATTCGAGCCCTGGTCGAACAGCAGCGGCGCGCCGGACTGGGTGATGTACGGGTTGCCCAGCACAGGTCGCCAGCGGAGCGTCGACGCGGTCGCGAAGTATGGCTGGAAGTACACATCGGGGCCGCCACTGGCCTGGGTGAGTGCCTGCAGCGCCTGCCCAGCGAAGGTGAAGTCGTACCAGTTGTAGGTGCGTGTCACCGAGCCGGCCGCGCCGACCGCCGTGTCGATGGGCAGCGGGTTACGGGCGATGGCCGCGTTGATAATCGCCGCCGCGATGCCCTGCATCGAGGCAGTGAACGTGACGATCGACTGCGACGCCGGGTCGATCAAATAGGTGGCGTTCAGCAATGCCCACGGATCGGAGCCGCCGAGCTGGAACACCGGTGGTGACTCTTGCAGCAGTTGCGCCGCGAGAATCGGGCCAGCCTGGAATATGTAGTCCTGCGCGGAACCAGTCCCGTAACAGATCGCGACTCCGTACCGGAAACCCTTGGTGAGGGAACGCAGCGTGTCGCGTGCCAGCCCGCCGCCGCCGATGGTCGTGCTGCAGGTCCAACTCCCCTGCTGGTTGATCTCGATCAACGCACCCGGTGTCTGTGCCAACGGTAGATCACCGAGTATCGAGCCGGTGGTGACCTGGAACAGCTTGGCGTACCACGTCGGCGCGTCGGCCATGTCTCGCTCCCCTCACGCCGTCGTGTATGCCGACGAGGGCCCGATATATTCGACAGTGATGAACGTGTCCGGGCCGGTGACCTGCCAGGTGTTGGGGGCCGAGTTCGAGGTCAGTCTCTGGATGGTGCCGACAAACGCGGTCGTCTCGGCTGTCGTGGTGAAGTACTTGTAGGACAGCGGGCCGCCGATCGGTTGGGATGCGTTGGTGGCGGGAGAGATTGCCACCACGGTGAGCTGGGTGCCGGTCAGGTTTGTTTTGCGAATACGCTGCGCCCATCGCTCCACAATGTTTGAACTCATGTTGCCTACGCACTGAAAGATGATCCTGTAGAGGCTGGCAGCTTCCAGCGGGAGCGCGTTGGTGGCCACCGTCACCAATTCGGTCGTGCCCGACGTTGCGAGAAGGGTCGTCCGGACTTGTCCACCGATCACCACCGCACCGGTGCCGTTGGCGGCGGCGGCGTGCCGCCAGGCGTTGGCAACGCTGTCCCATCGATCGATCCAGCCCGGCGTTTGCAACACCGACGTGTCGCGCATCTCGGCGACCATGTAGCCGGGATCGGATAGCGCGTCCCCTTCCATGAGGGGACGGATACCGCCGCGCACGGCGGCGGACTTGCGTGCCGGTGTCCACACACCGGTCGCGGCCAAGCTGGTGCAGCCGGCGGGGACCGACCAGGAGCCGAGGTGGATGGAGTTGATGGGCGCGGTTGGTAGACCAAGGCCTGGCGTGCCTGGGGTGACCTTGACACTGGTTTTCGAGACGCCCGCGTTGTCGCCCAGCGCGCCATCCAGGACCTGGACGTCGACGCTGTCCACACGGGTCTGGCTGGGGTCCGCGGTTCCCACGGCAGCGGTACCGACGGCCGTGGACTGCACCTCATAGGACCCCGACAGGGTCGAGCGTTCGACCACGGCCGGGCCGGGCTGCACGGTGAAGTTCAGCCCGGCGGCGGCGGCGACCGCGAACGCGCCCGGAATGGTCGAGCCGGCCGCGACCGGCGGCCCCGCGAGGACTCCCGCGCGGCTCTGCTTGAACACGTTGCCGGCGCCGGCCGCGCCCTCCATGAGGGACGCCAAGTCGTGGAACCGGCCGTCCTTAGCGGCATTAGTCGACTGGATCGTCCACGTGCCGCCGTTCGGGGACGCAATGACGTAATCGGTCACGACACCGTCCTCAGATGTAGGTGTTCGCCGAGGCGACGGTCAGAAGAGGTGTGGTCGACGCGCTGATGCCCTGGAACTGGATCTTCAGCAGGCCATGGGCAGGCACGCTGAACCATTGGCTGGTGGCGAGGTTCGACCACACATCCGTCTGGGAGTTGAGCGTCGCGTTCCGCGACGCGGCCCGACTGTCGATGACGAGCACGTCGTTCAGCAGCAGCACACCGCCGTAGGCGATCACCTGGCCCGTGGCCGAATTGGTGATGCTGATGTTGGACAGCGTCCCGATATCAGTGGGGCCTGCCACGGTGAACACGGGTGAGGCAGCGGTGTTGCCGTTGTTGAGGATCGTGCAGGTGCCGTCGGAACCGCCCGCTCCCCAGACCAGACCCCCGGTGCTGCCGCCGGTCCAGTCCAGACCACCGCCGGTCGACCAGTCCAGGCCGGACTGTGCGATCGCGAGGCTGGTGGACACCGGCGGTAGGGAGTTGTCGTACTTGCGGGGGTCCGGGGCGATCAGCACCAGCTGCCACTCGAAGCCGTACGGGCTGGTGGGGTCCAGGTTGCAGCCGTTGCCCAGCTTCACCGTGGCCGTGAGGGTGCGGGAGTTCTCCTGCACGGACAGCGGCGCCAGGACGCCACCGGCGAGTAGGCCGGTGAACTGGTCGGCCGCGGCGTCCCGCAACGCGATCGTGGGTGCCTTGCAGTACCCGGGGATGGTGATGACCCGTTCGGTGCGGTGGGTGGGTGTGGAGTAGTTGCCGTCCGCGCTGGGCATGTCGACGTCCGACCCGCGCACACCGGGCGGGTCGAACCAGCCGGTGCTGCTGGGGCTGACCCACATGACGCCGTTGGCGTCGACGACGTTCGCGCTCCACGACCCGATCGTCCAGATCGGAGGAGGCAGCAGGGTCACCATCATCGCCTCGTGCGCAGTTGCCAGGCGTTCTGGGCGGCCACGATCCGCGCGAAGGTCGCGGCGTCGTCGTTGCGGGTCACGGTGACGTTGTTGTTGATCGTCGGTCCTGCTGCCGGGACGACCGGGGTTGATCCGGAGTGGGCGGCGATGCCACCGGCGGCGTAGGCGCGCACCAGCGCGTAACCCATGCGGCGCGCGGTTTCGGACAGGATGCTCTGCGAGCGGGACGATGTGTTGACCGGAATGTAGGCCTCGTCGTCCATGATCCGGTCGCCGATGATCCGCAGCGCGTTGGGCGGGACGATCTGGGCGTAGCCGCCGCGCATGGGCCGCATCCCGCCGGCCGCCCACGCCTCGACCAGCCCGCCCGCGGCTTGCGGGACCTGCACGCCGTGCGCGCTGATGCGGACGGTGCCGTTGCTGGCGTTGATCCGCGCGAGCAGGGTGTTGAGGGCGTTCTGCGCCTGGTCGATGTTGGCGCCGATCTGCACCTGCCCGTTGGGCAGGTGGAGCACCTGGAACCCGATGGCCTGCAACGCCGCCGCGGCGTCGTTGGTGATCGAGTGGACGGTGACCGATTTCTGGTCCGGCGTGGCGTTGATCTTGTCGATGACGCCCTGGACTTCTTTCTGCACCTGCGGCGCCGTGCCCTGCGTGGTCACCAACGTGGCGACCTGCGAGGGGATCAGGCCGTACTTGTCGGCCAGGGTGTTCGCGGCGGTCGCGCTGATGCCCATCGACTCGGCGATGGCGATGAACTGTTGCCGGGTCGCCGCGGTGGCTTCCTCGACCTTCTTGAAGCTCTGCGGCAGGGAGTCGCCGGCCTGCTTGGACACGTTGAATGTCTGGGTCGCGACATCAGCCATGTCGCCGCTCAGGCTGTGCACAAAGGACTGGAGTTGCTGTCCGGCTTTGGTGCTGGTGTCGATCGAACCGTTCAGCCCGACCAGCGACTGGCCGAGCGTGTCGATCGACACACCGGCCTGCTGCGCGGAGTCCTTGAGGGTCTGCTGGAAATCGCTGAACGCCCCGTTCAGGGTGGACTGCGCCGCGTCGAGATCGATTTGCCCGCCGTGCAGCTCGTCCAACGCGCTCTTGAGCGCCGACGTCTTGTCCGCGGCCGACGACGTCGAGTCGGACAGGGTGTTCATCGCGGTGATCAGTGAGGACGCCGTGGTGGTCGAGGTGCCCATCGCGCGCGCGGTCTGGTCGACCTGCCGCTGGGCCTCCGACAGGTTGTCGGTCGCGCCGCCGATGGCGCCGCCCAGCGTGCTGAAGTCACCAGAGCCGTGCTGCACGTCGTCGAGCAGCTGCCCGAGCATGGCCTCGGTTTCCGGGGATTGCTGCCCGACGCCGGCGATAGCGTCCTTGACCTTGCCCAGTGCCGTCTGGTTCCCGACCGCGACCTCGTTGAAATCGTTGAACGTCAGGCCGGCTTCGTGGAGCGCGCCGGACATCTGGTCGATATTCGTCGAGTTGTGCAGCCATTCGCCTGACTGGTCACGGAGCTGTTTGTTGACCGAGGTCAGGACGTCAGCGTTCCCGGTTTGCGCGTCCAGCAACGCACTCAGCGCGATGTGCTGCCGTTCGGCCGCGTCGGACGCCCCGTTCGAGGCGTCCTTCTGCGCCTGCTGCTGCCGGGTCTGCTCGGTGATCGCGCCGGTGGTCTTGTCCAGGGTGCCGGCGAGGTCGGACACGGCCTGCTTCTGCTCGGCCGCCGCCTTCGCGGCGGCCTCCTGGTGGGAGGCCAGCAGCCCCAGCCCGAGGGACGCACCGGCCATCGCGATACCGAACGGGCCGCCCAGCGCGCCCACCAGGCCGCCGGCGGCCAACTTCAACCCGGTGCCGGCGGCCGCGGCGGTGCCGGCCAGCCCACCGAACCGTTGGGCGCCTTCGGATGCGGTGTTGAAGCTGTCCCGCATCGCCGATAGCGCCGGGGACCGCTCCACCAGCGTGCCGAGCGCGGCGGTGAATCGGCTGATCGGTTCACCGGCCGCGGCCGCGCCGTCCCGGATCGCGTTGGTCTGGTCGCGGAAGTTGCGGGCCGCGGCCACCGCGGGGATCGTGCTGGTGTTGAACGCGTTGACCGCCGACCCGAGCCGGCTGACCGACTCGCCGGTCGCCTCGGCCAGGGACCTCTGCACGGCCATCTCGCCGGCGAACTGGCGCACCGTGTTCGTCGCGCCGCCCACCACCGATGCCGCGGCCCGGACGGGCGCGGTCAGCCCGGACACCGCCCGACCGAACAGGCCTGTCTTCGCCGACCCGTCACCGGCCGCGGACCCGGTGCCGCTGAACGCGTTCTTCAGCGACCCGAGGATCGACGGCCCGACCTTCAGCGCGACCAGGGCGACCGCGGCGGACTGGACCGGTCCGGGTAGTTCAGCGAACACGTGGACCGCTTCGGCGACCACGTCGGCGACCGGTTTCACCGCGCCGGCCGCGACCTGCGCCGCACCGCCCACGATGGTCAGGGCCGTCCCAGTGGCGCGCAGCGGCCCGCCGGCCTTGTCGGCGCCCTGGATGACCTCACCGACCGCCACCGCGACCGGGTGCAGGTCGCGGGCGACGGTGGTGTAGGCCTGCCCGACCTGCCGGGTGTAGGACACCACGATCGCGACGCTCTCGAGGGTGGCGTCCCGCAGCCCGGACACGATCGGTTTGACCAGCTGCTCGGCGCCGGTGGCGACCTCGTCGGCCTTGTCCCGCAACGCGGTCGCGACCGCCGGCCCGTAGGTCTGCGCGGCCTTGACCCCGCTCTGCAGGACCTTGATCGTGGTGTCGCCGGCGCTGGCCAACAGCCCGGTCGCCGACCGCGTGAACTTCTCCAGGGTCGGCGAGATCTGCTGGAACACCTCGAGCTGCACGGTCTCCAGCTGCGACTTGAACCCCTGGACCGCGCCGCCCAGGCCCTTCATCTGGGCCGACGCGACGTCCGCGGCGCCGCCGGAACGGCCGACGGCGTCGGACATCTTGGTCCAGTCCGCCGAGGTGTCCTGCGCGGCGACACCGGCCAGGCGGACCGCGTCGGTGCCGAACACGGTCGCCGTGGCGGCCGCGAACTGCTGTTGGGTCATGCGGGCCGACGCGTCGTGCAGCTGGCTCATCAGGCTCTGCAGCCCGACGAACTTGCCCTGCGCGTCGAACACTTTCAGACCCAGGTCCTGGATCGCGGCGGCCGCCGGTTTGGTCGGCGCGGCCAGCTGGGTCAGCGCGGTCTTCAGCAGCGTGCCGGCATCGGAGCCCTTGATGCCGGCGTTGGCCAGCAAACCCAGCGCGGTCGAGGTGTCCTCGATGGACACCCCGAACTGGTGGGCCACGGCACCGACCTGGGACAAGGCCTGCGCGAAGTCGGTGATGTCGCCGGAGGACTGGTTCGCGGTGTTGGCCAGCACATCCGCGACGTGGCCGGCGGAGCTGGCCGACAGGCCGAAGGAATTGAGCGCGTTGGCCTGAATCTCGGCGGCCTGGGCGCCGGAGATCTGCGCGGCCGCCGCCAACTGCAGGGTGCCCTTCGCGGCCTGCATGGCCTGGTCGACCGACAGGCCACCCTTGGCCAGTTCCAGCATGGCCTGCGCCGCGTCCGCGGCCGACGTCGCCGGCAGCGACAGGTCGTTGCCCAGCGCCACCGCGCGGGCGGACACCGCGGCCATCTGCTCGCCGGTCGCGCCCGAGACGGCCTGGATCTGGTTGAGGTTGTTCTGGTAGTCGATGCCCAGGGTGATGGCCTGCTTCAGGCCTGCGGCGGCGACACCGACACCGGCGGCGATCACGCCGCCGATCGCCAGGCCGGCCTTGCTGATCCCCGACGTGCTGGCCCGCAACCCCGCGGTGACCTTGCCTTCGAACCCGGTGAGGTCCGGACTGATCAGGATGTCGATTTTGCCGCCGGGCATGCTCACCTCCCAGCAGGTGTCAGGTCAGATCACGCCGACGGTGGATTTCCAGTCGTCGAGCGAGGCGGGCTGTTCGGGCAGGCTGTGCCGCGTCACCGCGGCGGTGTAGTCGGCGATGCGCTGCTGGGCCAGCAGCGGTGGCCGGTGCGCGATCGGCGGGATCAGCGGATGCCGCGGCGGGGTGATCCCGGCCCGTTTCCGGGCCGCGCGTTCCCTGGCGAGGTCGCGGTCGTTGGGATCGACGATCCGGTCGGCCCAGGACAGTTCCAGCGCGTAGGCCTGCTGTTCCAGCAACAGCGCCGTGTTCTCCTCGTGCGGGCCCCAGTGGTCGCGCAGCCCGTCGACGAGCGCCAGGAGATCGGCGACCGGGTGGTGGAAGAACACCTCACGCAGATCGAGGTGGTAGGTGCGGTGGAAAGCGGCGAGTGTGGCGTCCCAGCGTGGACCGAGGATGTCGATCAGGACGCCGAGTCTTCCCCCGCCGCGTCCTCCCAGTCGTCGTCCATTACCTTCCCGGCGAAACAGCCGGTGGCGTTGAGGAAACCGCGCATTGCGGCCAGCAAATGCCGCTTGGGTAGACCGTCGAGGACCGTGTCCAGCCGTTCGGCGTCCTCACCGACCAGCAGTCGCAGGCCATTGAGGAAGTTCTCGACGCTGGGGTTCCCGGCCATCCAGTTCTGGTACTGCACGACCTCGACAGCAGTGAGGTCGGTGCGCACCGTGTAGGTGTATCCGGCGAGTTTGACCTTCGCCGGTTTCAGTTGTCGTTGCGCCAGCAGCGCGTCCAGGTCGAGCAGGTGCTGGTCGGCCAGGTCCTGTTCGGACTGTTTGGTGTTCGTGTGGGCGCCTGACATTCGGGTTCGTCTCCTAGGCGAGCGGGTTCCATGAGGTGAATGGCCGGATGGCCTTGTCACCGTTGATCGGCGCCAGCGGTTTGAACTCCATGTCCCAGCCGGCGATATCCGAGTCGTCCATCGTCTGGGGCGGCGGGGTGGCCAGCGTGGCGCGCTCGAGGAAGAACGCCTCCCACTTCCCGCCGGACTGCACCCGGATCAGCAGCCCGAACTCCTCGTCCGGGCCCATGTTCCATTCGTAGACACCGGTCGCATATGTGGAGATCGTCCCGCCGGTGAGGATGGTCAGCACCGTCGCCTTGGAATAGTCCGTGGGGCGACACGCGATCACCGCAGTGGCGGGTTTCTTGTCGGTGGCGTAGGGCGCACCGGACTTGTCGTTCCACACATCGAAGTCCTTGACGGCCTGCGACGGGGTGACCTTGAACCCGGCCTCGATGCCACCGAAAGCGTCCATGTTGGTCAGGACAGTGGCGACGGTGACCTGCGGCTGGGTCGCGAACGGGTTCAGCGGCGGCGCGACCCCGGACGGGCACCGGAACGCGTCACCGTCCAGCCAGAGGGCGGCCGCGCCCGAATTGACGAAGTTGGACATGCATCCTCCTGCTGGAGTGGTGAAATTCCTTGAGCGCCACGGGACATGTGTGGCCCGGGCCGCCGGTCAGGCGCCCACCGTGCGGCGACCCGGGGTCTACTCGAGGATGGTGGTCATCTCGATCTCGATGGAGCAGCCGTACATCGGTGCTTCCGGGCCGCGGGACGTGTCGACCTCTTCGGTCGGGCCCTGCGTCACGATGGGGCAGTAGAAGGCGTTCTCGTAGGTCTGCTGATGCCGTTCCAACGGTGCCAGCACCACGGCCGCGGCCGCGGCGATGCGCCACGCCACCAGGAACGGGTCCTGGTCGGTGCCGGTGAACGCGGGCGGGCACCAGGCGGTCACCCGCACCGTGGGCCGCCACTGCCCGCGCGAGGAGTTGACCGGCGGGTTGATCAACGTGCGGACCGTGACATACGGCGTGCTCACATCGCTGGGTGTGCGGCCCGCTACGCGACCGCAGGTATCGGTGAACGTGGTGTCCGCGGACAGCACGGCGATGATGGCGCCGGACATCCACGGCAGGACCCGCGCGGTCACCGCACAACCTGCCGCCGCGGATGCGCCGGCCGCGACGATCCGTGCCGCGCGACATGGCTGCCGACACCCGAACGGCCGCCGCCGCGTGGTTTGACACCGGAGTAGCGGCCGAACCCCGACGCCGCCGACGTCAGGGTGGCGTGCGCCGGCGTGTGGCTCGTGCCGTACTCCTTGTACCCAGCGTTCGGGTCGTTGTCGACGACCTCGACCTGGGTGCCGTCGACCTGGACACCGATCCCTGCCTGGAACCGGCCGGTGAGCACCGGTGCGGCCGCCCGGGCGATCGCCCCGATCTCGTGCGCTATCTGCGCCCGGTCCTCGGTGGACAGTGTCTTGGCCTGCGCGGCGCATTCCGCGCCGTACACGGTGATGATGACCCCGGTGATGGGCATGGTCAGCTCCGTTGCAGGTCGGAGATCAGACGTAGCGACGCCGCGACGAACACGGGGTGCCGATGCGGCCGGGAGACCGGCTTGCCCATCACCACGTAGTCCAGGCCGGCCTCGTCGGTCACCTCAGAGTTCGGTTTGATCGTCGTGCCGGCCGGCAGCAGCAGGTCGAACATCGACACGGTGGTGTTCTGCGCCGCAGTGACCTCGAACTGGCTACGCAGCTCCGTCACCGGCCGTGCCGCCAGGTACGCCCGGCTGTGCACCACCGTCGGTGTCCCAGGCAGCTCGTTGTGGGTCACCGGGTCCTGCCTCGGCGGCCCCGGCGTCGTGATCGTCACCTGATGCGGGAACTGGGGCGCCATCGGACGTCACCTCCGCATCGGTCGGCGGGCTGGGGTCGCCGGCCGGCTCCGGTTCGCCGGCCGGCTCGGTCGGGTCGGACTGTCCGGTCTGGACCTGGCTGGGCTGCTGGTCGAGGTGGCCTGCCAGCACACCGAACGGGCTGCCCCAGTGCTCGGTGCCATCCGGCATCACCACATGCACCACGGTGTCGGTTGGTTCGTCGTCCATGTGTCTCCTCCCGGGGTGACGGAGAACGCCCGCTTCGGTGGCACACCGGACAGCAGGTCGATCTCGTCGTCGGTCATGGCCAGGCCGGCCGCCGCCGAGCGGGCCAGCTGATAGGCGTATTCCGGGTACGTCTCGCTGACCACCGCAGCGCCGCCGTGGTCGACGGCGGCGACAACCCGGATGAGGATCTGGCAGGTGACCGCCAGGGCGAGGTCGGAGTCGACCTCGCCGTTGGCGATCCGGTCGTCCAGGCCCGTGGACTTTGTCCGCACCAGGCCTGACACGTCCTGCAGCAGCAGCGTGATCTGCTGCTCCTGGCCCTCGTCGAACGTGGTGTTCAGGCGGCCCGCCACGTCGGCCGGGGTGGCGAACGGGACACCCATCAGGCGTCCAGGTCGTCCACAGCGGCAACGATGTCGTCGCGCGACATCTGTTCGGTGACGGCCAGGTCGCGGAACTCGGCGTAGGCGGCCCACTCGTCGCGGCCGCTGCCTTTGCCCACGCGTGGCGGCTGCTGCACGGCGCCACCGCCACCACTGGCGCCAGGGTCACCGGCGCCGCCAGGGTCGGTGTCCTTCACCTCGGCGCCGCCGGAGTCGCCGTCGTCGTGCTCGGCAGTCTCCCAAGCGTGCGGGTTGGTGATAACCTCCTGCGCCCACGCCGGCGGCACGGTGCCAGCACGGAAGACGTGATGGTCACCGCCCTCGTCCGGCACGTGCACCGTCAGAGCCAGTTTCCTGCCGCTCATCGTGTCCCTCCTTATAGGACCGTGGCGACCATGGCCAGGTCGGGGTTGGCCAGGATCGGCATGCCGATCGCGGACGCCTTCGTCCACAGCGACGGCGGGTCGTTGTCGCTGTATGCGCCGCCGACGATGCCGCCCTGCTGGCCCTCCTCGAGGCCGTAGCCGGGGTCCATCGCCTCGGCGGGGATGCCCCACACCGTCTGGCCCAGGCTCGTGTCGTCCACGCTGCCCGGCGCCGGCAGCAGCAGCACCTTGTTGTCCGGGACGATGCGGGTCGCGCTACCGGCGACGGACACCTGCGCGTCGTACAGCGTGATCGGCGGCAGACCGAACGCTTCCAGGACCGCGTTGATCGCGGCGTTGGACACGATCGAGGGCTGCCCGGCCAGGGTGGAGTAGGTCTGCCGGAAGTCGGTGGACCGCATCAGCACCGCGAGA